CAATCGCTTCATTCCGTTCGTCAACGATCCGAAAAAATGTCGCGATGGTTTGATAGTATTCGTCGATTGATAAAGATTCCAACGCTTTCATTTCCGTCACTTTGTTTTCGCAAATGATTTGATTGATATAATTTATTTGGTCAATGTATCGCCCGATTTCAAACGATGCAAAATTTGTTGAAACCGTTGGTTTGCGGGGACGTTTGCCATCAAATAATCGCGAATATCGGTTTCGGACATTTCCGAATATTTGGTTGTGAGTTGAAACGCCCTTTGGATAAAAAAATCCTTCGACCTCCCATCGATTCGGATTTTTTCGATTTTTTTTTGTTTGAAAACATCCGAAAATTCGGTTTCATTTTCGCCATCAATGACAAAATAACACGCGGCCAATTCGATCATGGTGTTTTCCTCCCCGATGTATTCCAATCGGAATTCAATTTCAGACAACAAATGGAACAATTCAACGATGTTTCCTTTGTTCGCCGACTGTTTCATTGATTCAATAAATATTTTCAACGAATCGGATGTCATGTTCATTTCAGCGAATCGCGTCGCAACCTCGGCCGCGATGGCGCGTTTTGCGGGGATCGCCATCGGATTGATGTATTCGAACCATTTGGTTCCATCGGTGTCCGTCCAAATGTGATTCAACGGGATGGTTTCGCCGGTCACGCGATAATTTGACGGAACCGGAATTCGTTCCCGTTTGAAAAAATTCAAAATGTTCATTTTTTGGGTTTTGGTTTTGGTTTTGGGTTTGCGGATTTGATTTTCCCGACCGACGTTTGGCAAATCGCCCACGCGGATGACCTCGATTTCCCCGATTTCACTACTTGGTTGACGCAACGATGTAATTTGTCCGGCATGATTTCCGTTTTTGTTTGCCCAAATTTACACGAAAATCATTTGAATGATCTGATGAAATCATTGTGGAATGTCCAAATGTAGTATCGGAAACAATCCAACAAATGCGTCAACGATGCGTCCTTTCCTTTGTCAATGTCGCCGGTTGGCGTCGTTTCCACGTTCTGCAAATCATGGATCAAAAATTCACATGATGCGTCGATGACCATGTCGGGATGTTTTTCCAACATCGAATTCAGCAAAACGCGGGAATTTTTGATCGATGGATTAACGTTCGGGACCTTGAACGCGGATTTTGGCAAATCCAATTCGTCGCGGATGATTTGAAAATAGTTCATCGCCCCTTTCGTCATCGCGGAACGGTTCCCGCCGGACGCGTCGCCCGTAACGATGAACAACCGGTCCCCGAATGCCACGCGGATCGATTCGCAAAGTTGATACACGTCGGAATTCCGCAATCTAAATTCACGAACGATTCGAATTGTGTCATTGAATGATTGTCCGGCGATGCATGTGATGGGATCGACGTTGAAATCGAATGAAAGGATGATCGGTTCGTTTGGATTCAATTGAACGCCTGATTTGACGGTTTTGAATTTATTGAACGAATACGCAAATGGACGATCGACATCGATCACGTCCCAATCCCCATTCACGAACACGGCTTTGGTCAATTCGTCCAAATTTTCCATCGCGGCCATGTATTCGGCCGGCAACGTTGGATTGTCAATCATTAACGCACGTTTGTAAAAGTAATCCGGCCGCAACGATCCGTTCATGGCCGGTTCATGGAATTCTTTTTTGGTCCAATTTTGCGACGGATTGCACGTCATTAAAATCAAACGCGGCGGTTGTTTTGACGGATCCGCGAACACATGACGTCCAACCCTCAATTTGCATTTGTCAAATATTTTTTTCTGCAATTCCTGACATTCCTCCAATAAAAAAAAATTGGTTTCCAATCCATCGAAACGCGTCAATGATTTGTCCATGTTGAAATTCGCGGGAAAAAATTCCAATGTCGAACCGTTGGCGAACGTGACGATGTGATCCGTTTGGTTGAATGACCGGATGAAACCTTTCGGACATAATTTGAAAAACGTCGGGATGGTCGTTCTCTTTAACGACGGCAACGATTCGCGAATGACGTGTGATTTGGAATTGGGATATAATCGGGCCAACAAAATCAATGTGGCCAATGAAACGAACGATTTTCCGCCACCGGCGGCCCCTCCATACAACAAACATTCATGTTTTCGCGACAACACGGCCGTGATGAATTCCAATTGTTTCGGATGTGGTTCGAACGCGACCGTCATTTTTAGTTCAATTCAATTTTGAATTCCAATTCGTTCATGATGTGAACCCAATATCGGATCGATTCGAATTCCATCGATTGGCCGCCTTTGAATTTGAATCCGGTGTTTAGTTCGTCAATTTTTTGTTGGACGAACAAAATCGCGTTTTCGATGCCTTTGTATTTATCAATCAATTGATTGGCTTTGTCAATAATGTCGTCGGGTTCCATGTCGTTGTTCATTAATTGAATTCGATCGTTTGATCGCCGATTTTGAAAATTTGTTTTTCGCCGGTCATGTCGATCGTCATCGAATCATTCCAATTTGATGGATCGGTGTTTTTCAATGCGAAAATCACGGCCGTCGGATTGGGCGAAATATATCGTTTTTTCGTTTTGATTCGTTTCCCTGACAATTGGCCCGTTGCCGAATACATTTCATCGATTTCGGTTTCCTCAACCCAACATCCGGAAATCAATTGTTCCAATCCGTCGGCGGCCTTTTCACGAATCGATTCCTTTCCGATTTTGGCGTGTTTGTCCTTTGCCTTTTTATATCGGTCGGAAATCCATGAATCGCGATCGGCCCAATTCCAAAATGTCCGAACCGTGATTCCAAATTCGCCACAACATGATTCGATTGTCACATTTCCGGATTCATAAGCCGAACAAATCAATTCTATTTTGGCCCGTCGTTCATCGATCGTTTGTTCGGGGCTTTCTTTTTTTCGCGGAACGGCTTTTGGCTTTGCTTTTGGCTTTGCTTTGGCTTTCGTTGTTGGTTTCGATGGTATTTTTTTAGTCATGACGCAATTTTTCGACCATTGCACGGTCCGGAAATGAATCGGCAATTTACGGAATTGCCATGTGATACGTTTGATTTTCAAAAACGTACATGATTTTCAAAAAAACAATCGATCATTTTTTGATTTTATGAATGTTCGATGCAAAGTATTGAACGCCATTCGACGCCCGAACCAACCAAATCCCGTTTTTGTTGAATTCAATGATTTCAACAATCCATTTTCCAATTCCCCAATGAACCAATTCGCCCGCCTCAAATTCCGATCCGCTCCATTTTGGTCCATTGGGTTTTTTCATTGGAAAATATCCGTTTGGACAAAATTAGACGGTCCACGCATTCGTTTGATGTTTCGTTCGGCTATTTCCCTGATTTCGCGGATTGCATTTTCGCGGGAAATTAATGAATCAACCCACATTTGTATTTCATCGATGGATTCCGCGACAAAATAACCGTTTGAATTCGCGATCAATCCCGTGACCAAATCATTGGTTCGAATGTATTGAATCATTTTCCGGATTCGGGAATCTTCGAATTTGATCCCGAAATGGGCTTTCAAACCCGTCGCGATTTGGCCGGATGTGACGATGTTTTTTTTGCCTTTTTTCGTTTCGAACCTTTTGACCAAAATATCCACAACATATTTTTCGTCGGCGGACAATTCGTGTGTTTGTTCCTCAAATCCTTTGATCATGGTTTGGCTTTGTTTTCATTCAGTTTTGAAACAACCGATTCGCGTTTTTTCATCCACGTCATGATTTGACGATCGATCGTTTGTTTTTGCTGTTCATACACGGCAATGATCCGATCAATTTGTTCGATGTTGTTGTTCATCGCGCTTTCATTATTAAATCGTTGAAATGGATTCATTCGGCTGAATTTTTATTGAAAACATGTTGACGATGATCATCGCGGGCGATTTTCGCCCATTCAAAATTCGACATTTTTTTTCGCATTGTTGACGCGATGTAATATCCCGCGCCGGCCGTTCCGGAATAAAACAACACGATTCGAAACGATGTGTGAATCAACGTGATGATTCCAAATAAGGCCAATACAACAATTGCGATTGGCAAC